GAGTGGCCGAACGGGACGGATTCGAAATCCGTTGTACCCTCGCGGGTACCTAGGGTTCAAATCCCTATCTCTCCGCCACTAACACAGTGAAATCAAGGGCTTGGCGGGTTTCGACCTCCAGGCCCTTTTTCTTTGGTACGCCATTTGGGGGAATTTTGGTGCAATCGCTCCGCTTGACGCTCCCCTACGCTCCCCCATAGATTCCCCCGCATGGCCTATTTCGAGAAGCGCGGAAGCTCCTGGCGTGCCCAGGTTCGCCGCAAAGGATATCCAACCCTATCAGCTACCTTTGACACCAAGGCAGAAGCCCAGCGATGGGCGGCCGAGATCGAAGGGGATATGTCGCGTGCGCGATTTGTGGATATCCGCGAGGCCGAAAGCACGACACTAGCCGAGGCGCTGAAGCGGTACCGGCGCGAGGTAAGCGATCACAAGAAGGGTGAGAAGCAAGAGGGCGTCCGCATAAAGCGGTGGATGGAAGATCCGCTGGCGGAGAAGTCGCTGGCCTCGCTCAAGTCTTCTGACCTGGCCGCCTGGCGTGATGAAAGGCTGAAGGAGGGGAAATCCACCGCAACGGTTCGCCTGAACCTTGCCATCATCAGCCACCTATATACAGTGGCCGCGAAGGAGTGGGGGATTGAAGGGCTGGTAAACCCGTGCCGGAACCTGCGGATGCCGGCTGGCAGTAAGTCGCGCGATCGCCGACCGACCAGCGATGAGCTGAGCCGGATATATTCCGAGGCTGCGAAGATTCACCACGAGCTGCCGGTCATCATCGAACTGGCAGCCGATACGGCAATGCGCCGATCTGAACTGGTATTGCTGCGGCGCGACCAGATCAAAGGGAAGGTCGCGCACCTTGAAGACACGAAGAACGGATCTCGCCGGCTGGTACCGCTCTCGAGCCGGGCCCGCAAGCTTTTGGACGAACTGCCAAAACAGATCAACGGCCGTGTGTTCTCCCTGTCGCCTCAGTCCGTGAGCAACTACTTCCCGCGCGCCTGCAAGGCTGCCGGCGTGGTGGGGCTGACCTATCACGATTTGCGACACGAGGCCACGAGCCGCCTGTTCGAGCGCGGCTTCACGATGATGGAGGTGAGCGCAATTACTGGCCATAAGTCTCTCGGCCAGTTGCGCAGGTACACTCACCTGTCGCCGCACGACCTTGCGGACAAGTTGGGCTAGAGTACGTGAGCCCACGTCTTACCAAGAATGATTTTGCTTACTTGTGATTTTGGTAGCCCGAATTCCTCACATATCCTCGCCTGAATTGCGCCTGACCGATATCGGTTCTTGATTGCCCCCACCAGCTCTTCGGTTAACTTTGATGTGCTAACCCGCGAGCCGCGAGCCATGTTCCGCCCTCGCGCGAATGATCGCTGCATGTTTACCAGCTTCGACACCGGCTCAAGATTGCCTATGGCGTTGTCGTCTTTGATGCCGTTTATATGGTCTATCTCTTCATCACAGCCTAACGGCCTTACAAATGCCGCATAGACAAGGCGATGAGATAAAAAGGCTCTCGACTTCCCGTCCTTGCGCAGCATGTATTTGATGTAGCCATCGGTCGTGTATCTTGGCTTAAGGATCATGCCGGCCAAGCGTCCTCGGCCGCCGATATCAACTCTTGTCCGGCCAATCGACGAGATTGAATAAATCCCCTCATAGCCTGGTATAGGCTTCCATTGCTCATCCATCACGCAACACCCCTCAGCTTCGGCGGCTCGCGCCGCTTCCTGCCTACCTTCGGCGCCTTATGCTCGCCGCTCTCATACTCCCGCAAGAACCTGCGGACCGACTCTGTACGCCAGCAATGGCGAACGCCCTGCTTGAATCCAGGCGGCAACCAGTTTGCCCCGTCACGGATAGCCGAGCGGATCGCGCATTCGGTGCGGTTCAGCATCCTCGCCAGTTCTGGCACATGCAAAATTTCCGGTTCCATCCCTCACCCCCTCACAGTTACGCCGGCTGCTATCACTGCGCGGCACGCCCGTGCAAAATCCCGAGTCTGCTCAGTGGTATTGAAGTTCAGGCACACCATGCCGAGCTGGTGATGGACGCTTTCAATACCATCCAGCTTCACTGAATCAGCTAGCGCCTTTTCATAGAACGCCACCGCCACGTTGCAGAACTGCTGCTTCAAATCCTCGAACTGCTCGCGGAACGGCTGCCTGTCCCACCACGCCTCGAACTCTGCTATCGCCTTGTCTGTGTGCATGTCTATCTCCTGCTGCGTGTGGGGTTAGGCGGCCGGCTGCTTTGGCCGAACAATAACCTCGTGCGTCTCTGAGCATTCCCTGCAAAGCGCGGCAATGTCGCCTAGATAATCGAGCTTGTAGCCGGCGCCCTTCACCAGCTCATCCTTGATCGGGTTGCCCCATGAGTCGTTTCCGTCCTTGTCCGGGTATTCGTAGTTCAGGTTTGCGTCGTAGAAACACTTCCCGCCGCACTTGTCGCAAAGGTAGTAATCAGCCACAGCCATGGCGCACGTCTCCTTCCCCGCCGACTCTCGCCGGCAGGCTGTGATGTGGTGTGTGGGTTAGGCGTCCAGCTTCAGTGCCGCCTCCATGCGGGCATTCATGGCTTCTGACCGAGCTAACAGTAGGTCGAGCTGATCGTTCTGGCGTTGCACCTGAGCAATCATGGCGTCGGTGTCATCCATGCTCTTTTTGATTAGCTCGCGAAACCACTCCAGATCAGTCTGGCGTTTCATTCACGCCTCCTTCGCAGCCATGGGCACCAGTTCCAGCGCCTTAGCCGGGTAAATCTGCACGCTGCCTTTATGCGCCGCGCTCTCGACTGCATAGCCCTCTGGTGTCAGTTCCGTGGAGTAGGTGCCGCAGACGTGGCCAACCCACTCGCTGCCGGTGGACTTCTTCACGAGGTCGCCCATGCGGAACTTGCCTTGCGGGGCGGTCTGCACGACGGGGGCGGCGTCAGCTAGAACCTTCGGCTCAGCGCCCCTCTGATGCAGCATCATGGCGAAGTTGGCCACGTCCTCGAATGTGCCAGCGTTACCTTTGGCCAAGTGCTCGACCAGCAACTGCGCAAGGAACTCGACGCTGCATACGTTCGGATCATCCCAGCCGCCACGCCCCTTAGCTCGCGCTGCTGCCAGCTTGGCTTTCATCGCTGCGGCGAAGCGGTCAACAGCTGCGTCGTCTGGGTGCTGCTGCTCGGTCTGCGCGGGGCGGGTTAGTGCGGCACGCAGCTGCTTTTCAATCCGCAAGTGCTGCGCGACGGTCATTAGGCGATCGCCTGCTTCCAGCGACCTATATGGAATAAATGAGCGCCCGTCATAAATGGCGGAGATATCTGGAATCTCGACCTCAAACGTTTTCCGCTCACCCTGCGCCGGGGCTGGCTCTACTGCCGCCTGCCCATCCCTGAACGCCTTCGCTGCGGCTGTGGCCATGTCGACGGAGGTGTAGGTGTCGGTGGTTTCGGGCTGCTGGGATAGGGCGGCGCGCATCTCGTTGCGCAGCTGCTCGTCTGGGCAGCAGTGGACGGCCTCACGCAGCAACCCGCGCAGTCGCTCCATCTCAGCCTTCGCAGCCCCCAGCTCAGCGCCGAGGTTCGTCAGTTCTTTCAGTTCGCGCTGTGTCATGTCCTTTGTCCTGTGTTGGTGGGAGGCAGCGGAAACAGGCGCATTGGCCGATCCGCTTGCCGTCCGTGCGGCAGAAGATTGGTGCGTTCACAGCGGCAGCGACTCCTGCACCGCAAGGCATTCGGCCTCGCCGTGGGGCAGTGGCTTGTCCTGCCAGCAGATCAGCGCGACCAGCTCGTCAGTAGGCGTGTCGGTCACGTCCATCCAGTCGCTGTGCGTGGCCTTGAGTTCGTTCGGGTGCAGCCAGCGCGAGTGCGTGCGATCCGGCGACAGGCAGTAGCGGAATCCTTGGTCGCGTAGGGTCATTTCCTGCGGCCTCCGTGCGTCGTGGCCGTCCAGCCGGCGCTGGCTACCTGGTTGCCGTGGTCAGCTATCAGGCTGTCGATCAGGGCGCCCATGTAGGCGACTAGGCCGCTGACTGTTTCGCCGCGGGCCATCGCGCTGTGCGTGTGCTTCTCGCCGTTCGGCAGCACGAACCACGCGCTGGCGTTCCAGTCGGAAGGGCGCCGAGGCTCAGTGCCGCGAACAACTGGCCGAGACACTCGGTTGTCGATTGAATAGAGCGTCACGATGCAGCTCATGGCGTGATCCCGTCCTCTGCCATGATCCGGCGCACTGATCGCTCAGCTATGCCGATGCGCTCGGCGATGATCCGCGGCGAGACGCCAATCTTCAGCATGGCGCTGATGCGTTCTGAGCTGCGCTGGCGCTCGCGGGATCGCTGCTCGACTAGCTTCGAGCGGGCCTTGTCCTTGTCGGCCTGCTTCTTCTCCGGGCAGCTGATGCGATACGGCACGCGCTTGTCGTCGGTGCGGATCGGCAGAGTTTGTACGGGGCCGTTCGTGGCCTCCCATACCGCCACCTTGGCGGCGATTTGCGCGCGCAGCAGTTCGCCCTGCGCTATGGCATGGTTGTCTATGAGCATTGGGATGTACCGGGGAGGAGGGCGCGCTGGGCGCCCGGGGTGGATAGTTACCAGGGAATGTCGTCGTCGAACCTGTCATCCTGCGGCGGCTGCTGCTGGCTCGACTGCTGCCGCGGCGCTGGCTGCCGAGCTGCCTGATCCTGCGATTGCGCCTCGCGCTTTCCGCCGACCAGATCAATCGTGTTCACGCGACAGGTCAGGTACGTCTTGCCTTCGTGCTCGCGAGTGCCGAGTTCGCCGCTGACCGCGACCTGCTGGCCTTTCACCAGGAACTCGCTGAGCCGCGACTCCGCCTGCTTGCCCCAAAGGGTGCAGTCGATCCAGATGGTTTGCTCCTTGTCGCCCCAGCCCGACTTGACGCCTACGCCGAAACTCACCATGGCCGTCTGGCCCGTTCCTACGCGGCAGTCCTTGCCGAGGTTCCCGGTAAACGAAAAGACATTCATGCCGCCTTACTCCTCATGCGCTCTCGCATGTCGTGTTCAAGTTCTGCCAGCTCTTCGAGGAAGAGCTTGATTTCGGTTTCCATCTGCCGAATGCGTGCCTCGTCTCGCTCTAGGCGGAAGCAGGCGTACTGCAATTCATCCGGCAGCCGGTCGTCGAAAGTGACGAAGTCGACCCAGTCGCGGTCAGCGCAAGCCAGCTGCGCGAACATCTGCCATTCGTACTGCGGGTCATGCTTGCCGGATTGCATCGTGAAGACGTGCGTTGCCGTGTTCGGGCACTTGATCTCAAGCATCCCGCGGTCGTCGACTAGGCCATCAGGCGATGCCCCGAAGCCTTCGATCTTCGGGTGCAGGATCAGGCCTGTTTCGCTGGTCATCACGCCCTTGTCGATCTCGTAGGCAGACCGGGCGACCGGCTCAAGCTCGGTGCCCCGTGCCATGGCTGCGCTGGTGAAGCCTTCCTCGCGCTTTCCCGTCAGCCGCTCGCACAGCAGCTGCATCATGTAGTTCTGCCGGGTAGCAGAAGGGGCGCCTCCGCGCCCCTTTGCCATCACATCCTTGACCTTGCTGGCGGTCACCTTGCCCAGTCGAGCGGAAAACCATTCACTGCTGTGCTGATCCATCGTCTACCTCCAGAACCTCGCCTTCGATCGGTGCGCTAAGCGCCTTCTTGCGCTCGTCCTTGGCTGCGGTCAGTTGCGCCCGGGCAGTCGGAAATTCTTTCCATGCCGAGGTGAATGCCGCTTGCAGTTCATCCATCGACTGCGCGTTTGTGATGGTTTCGATTGCTGGCCGTGCATCGGCGGGAGGTGGAGTGACGTCGCGCTCAACGATCCGCTGGGCTTCGTCTTCATCGAATATGCCGGTGTAGCCAAAGGCGATGCGGGCGCACTGGATCATTGCCTTGTGCCGCAGCATCCGCTTTGGGTGAGACTTCCAAGGGCCTACGCCGTCGCGTTTGCACTCGCTCATCCACTCGGTGACTTTGATCGGATGGTTCCGGTCCTTCCGGTAGATGATGCAGGTGCACGACTCGTCGTCCTGCTGGAAGTCCATGCCGTCGAACTGACCGTTGTTGTTGATGATCCGCGACCAGCCGTCGACGCCTACGACCGGGACAATGCCGCCCTTGTCCGGGAAGGCGTAAATCTCCTTCGTCCATGGGTTTAGTCCGTGCTGGTCCGCTACGATCAGCAGCGCCTGCATCTGTGCGTCACTGACCTGGCCCTTAAAGGCTGTAGCTTTCAGGGTCTGCATCATCTCGGCAGGGTCGACGCCGAAGCGCTCAGCCATCCGCGCCGAGATGCTCGCCGGCTTTATCGTTGCTACGTTGTTCATGGTCTACCTCAGTAGGCAATTGAGACGTTCGGAATCTGCCGCTTGGCGATCAGCGTAACGGCCTGCTTGGCGCACTCTTCGGTCATGCCGCCGGCAACGAAGGCTTCCATGGCGGCTCGGTTGATCGCGGCCTTGTGTGCTTTGTCCGCCTCGCGTGCCTTGGCTTCAGCCTCAATGCGGGCCTGCTCGTCTGCTTGGCGCTGGCGTTCGGCTGCTGCTGCGCGGTCGGCGCGGTCGGCGGCGTCACGCTCTGCCTGCTCGGCACGCTGCTGGGCTTCCAGCTTCTCGCGTTCTGCCTGTTCGGCCTGAAGCTTCAGTTCCAGCTCGCGGCGCTCGGCTGCGGCCTTGGCCTCGGCTTCGCGCCGTACGGCCGCTTCGCGTTCGGCCTGTGCGCGCTGCTCTGCTTCGCGCTGGGCTTGCTCGGCGGCTTCGCGGGCGATGCGTTCCTCCCGTTCCTTCTGCTCGCGCTGGGCAGCTTCGGCGCGGAGGCGTTCGAGTTCGGTTTGCTCGGCTTCATATGCTTGGCGCTTGGTCAGTGCCAGCTGCAGAGTGGTGAGGGTGGCAGCCTTGACGCGGTGCGCTTCAGCTTCGAACTCTTCCCACTCTGGACCGACCTCTACGGCCTCGGCCTCAGCAATGCGAGCCTGAATCTCAGCTGCCGAAAGCTCGGCCACCTGGTCATCACGGTTGCGCAGCCAGTCGATTCGGTCGGTGTGCCGTGCTACCCGATCTGCCTCGGCCTGCTCCCACTCATTCAGCGGCGCCCGCACCTCATCCTTCCAGGCGTCCAGCGTGTCGCGCATCCGCTTGCGCTCGGCGTCAATCTTCTTCGGGATTTCCTTCAGCTCGGCGACCAGATCCTTGCCGACGTTGTCGAGCGCCGTCTTGGAGCGGGCGACCTTGTGAGCAATCGAAGCGATGGCATCGCGGCCTTTCTTCGTCGACACGTCCGGTACGAAGGCGTCGATCTCGGCGCGGATCTGCTGCAGGTATGGGTCAAGCCCGTTCGCAGCCTGGAAGACCTGAAGGGCGGTTTCTTTCGGCGGCACGATGGCCAGTTGGGTTTCTGTAGACACATGGGCTCCCTGGCCGCGCATCGCGCAGCCTGTCAGTAGGTTGGTTTATCCGAAGAAGTGATTCAGCGCGCCGATCTGAACAGCTATCAGCACGTCCAGGGCGAAGAAGCCGATCAGCGCAATCCACGCAGCCGCATAGCTGTGGCCTGTGGGGGTGTCGTCGTGTTCGTAGGGGTCGAGGGGGAGGGCTTGAGTTGTCACGGTGCTATCACTCCTGCAAGTCCGCTCAGATAGAGCCAGCCGGTAATCCCGGCCAGCGTCAGTAGAAAGCCGCGCCACCATGCGTAGCGGAGGGCTCTTTGGCGGTGGCTAGCCATCACACACCTCCCAACAGGCCGACATGGGCAATTGATCCGAGACAGGCTGCCGTGAAGGCGAAGAAAGCCCAGCCGGCGAGTTCCTTTGCTATGTGCATGGCTGCTCTCCTTGCAGGGCGGCGCGTTCAGCTCGGTAATAGGCCATAACCTCAGCCATCCCAGCGTCAACAGCTTTGATCTCGCGATCGAAGAACGCTTGTGCGTCAACCTCTTCCTCTGCTGGCAGCTCGCCGGGGCCTGCCAGGCTGTTGTAAATCCAGCGCATTCCCTCTTCGTCTCCGCGCTGATCCGAGTCAATGACGGCGGCTTTCATGGCTAGCAGGTAGCGGCCGAACAGCAGGTCAAGCTCCTTGATTCGCATCCCTGCCCGCTCTGCACCCTTCTTCAGCGCCTCGACCTCGGCTCTGAGCTGGTTGACCTTCTCCATTTCAGCGATGCACACACGCTGCTGGCTGTCTCGGTCCTCCCGCAGCCGATCCCGCTCAGCGAGAAGGGCTTCATGGTCCTCCCAGCTGACGTACTCGCCGAACTCACATTCGCTCATCGTGTAGCACCCTTGGCAGAATCGGGCGCCGCCGTCTGTGCAGTCGTACCGCTTCACTTCCTTGCTCATGCCGCCTCCTGCTTGATCTGCTCTGCCTTGCTGCGCAACTGCGCCGCGTGGTGTTCGATGAATGCCGCTTGCTGCTTGTCGATGCTCCAGACGATCTCGTTCAGGGCTTCGTCTAGCCATTCGTTCGAGTAGCCGATGCGGCTGCGCAGGGCGTCCCACTTGCCGGAGCAGATGGACAGGATCAGCGCCTTGGCCAGCGCGG